TGCAGCAATCCCGAGTGCTGTGCCGATGTCGCGGTAACGACGCATCTCAGCTTCACGGCCTGCAGGAGCCTGTCTAGATGGGTCCGTAGCACCATAGCCGGTCTCGGCCATGGGGTTACCTACATCTCCAAAGTAACCTTCTCCAGCGCCACGGAGAATGGCGCCGAGTGGGGTTAGACCTTGCGCCTCACGCATCTGACGCTGCTTGGCAGCTTTTCCGGCCATCGGATTGGCCCCAGGCACGAAGCCTGAGTACATCGCATCACGTGGCGGCCCGGCTGAGTAGTCGACATTTGCAAGATTGAAGAATGGATTGGTCTGCTCAGACATGCTTAGCTCGCATAAGGGTTGACACGTCGCTGCCTTACATCATCCGACCAGTCATCCTGGTCCACCTGAATGCTATCCACGACCAGGAAGCCCATATCACGTAGCATCCGCAACGCTTGTGTGAGCGCATCCACCATGTCGTCATGCCGAACCTCGGGGAATGCGCAGACTTGCGCAATCATGGGGTCAGCCCAGTCACGTGCGCAGCCAGGCCGATGCATTGATTCCGGAATATACACCAAGCCATGCCGAATGATGGGCGCCACGATGTTAAGTCGCTGCATCTTATCGGCCATGCCCGGGTTATAGGCGCGGACGTTCAGACCGGTGCGTTGCAAATCCTGAATGAGTGAGATGCCGGCCGACTTATCCTCGATGAGAATCAGATCGACCTTTTTGCCTACGCCAAACTCGTTCACGTCGCCGTAGATCACGGTGGATTCGTCAACCACGTGCGGTCGCAAGTCTGGGTACTGCATGTGCTTCTCCCAGCAATCGATGAGCATCGCGCACATGGGCGAGTCATCACTTGGCCGGAAGACGCCGAGAACCACGCATGCCGTGGGGTCGTTCTTCGTCTTATCCGAGGTTGCGCAGTCATACGACTGAACGATGTATTCGAACTTAGGCAGCGGCCGGTTGGCATCCCAGAGCTTAAACCACGCACGCTTGATGACGCCGGCTTCTTCCGGATCGATGATCTCGGCGTAGATCTCTTGGCGTCCTAAGTTCGTACCCTCATACTGCAGGATCTGCTTCTGAAACGTAGGGGCCAGGTTCTTGATGTTGTCGTACGTGGAGGCTGTGGTGTAGACCACGTCCTCACCATCGCGATTGACGAGATCCAGAATGAGAGGCTTAGGCTTGGGAGTCGTAGTGCAGATCAGCTTAGGCGACTTGCCGAGTCGCATGCCAAACTGCAACATGTCCCAGGCCTCATCAAGGTAATCCCATGCGGCCAACTCATCGAGCCACCCGCCATGGAACTGCGGACCCCGGAATCGATCCGGCTCCGATGCCGGAATCCCCTTGATGATGCTCCCGTTCTTGAGCTTAAGTTCGTGCAACGACTTGATGTACGTGTCGACCAAGACCTCGGGCACTACGCGCAATAGACCCGAGTCTCCCTCAAAGCAGACATCACGGACATCCGAGCTGGTAGGCGCCGAGACCAGCCACCGAGTCCCAGGCTGCGTCCAAGCCTCCCACCAGGTCCACTCAGCGGCGCAGCGGGTCTTGCCTGCTCCGCGACCAGCCAGAAGCAACCAGATCGACCACCACGAGCCTCGTGGCGTGATTTGATGGCTGTTGGCAATGGATAACCACCTTAAACGGGCTTGGATGGCGCCACGCCATTCTGGTGAGGCTTTGCCCAGGTCCGGCCCGTTGGCGATCTTACGCGCGAACTCCTCAGCTGTCGCCTGACTCAGCATCGCCTTGCCGTACCGCCAAGAGTTGGTTCATCAGGTCTTGCGCAAAGTTGTGCACATGGTCCACTTCGATCGCGCCACCGTTCTTCCCGGTCACCTCGACTTTGGAATTCTCACGGTACTCGGCGGGGAACCGAGCTGCCATGGACCGAGACCAAAGACCCGTGTTTAGCTTCGGACCACCGGGGTTCTCGATCATGTGTTGCTGTGCCAAGTCTTCCCAGTACTTCAAGGAATCGAGACGCGCATTTCTCAAGGCAATCCGAAAATCCTCATGCGCATGCTCCCAGTTCTCAAGGTTCTGTGCAGGGATGCCGAGTTCGGACGCAATTTGGTAACGTGATTTGCCCAGTTTGCCAAGTGGCTCAATGAGTGCACAAAGTGCCGGGTCGTACTTCGAAGGGCGGCCGCGTTTTTTGGGAGTGTCCATGATGGGATAGTACCTCAAAGTGGTGGAAAAGTGTCAAAAAGTGCGTAGTCAGCGGATTACAGAAAAGATTACAAACATCGAGAAAAACTTATATAGAGCTATGTATATGTATATATAAATATATTCTCTTATATATAGTAATATATGTAATATATGAAATATAGAGTAAATTCAATAACTTAGAGCACTATTTCACGTAATCTTTCCGTAATTTCAGTGTGTAATATACGTGATAGTTTTCGCTGTGATTACTAAGTTTATAATTCAGTATCGTGCTAAACACGGAATTACACTTTTCGAGGCAACCACAGGTAATCATTTTTTGGGCCCTAATCAGTAGTTTTCGCCGTTTGACGCGACTTCGTGGGCGATGGCATCCGCAGTCTTGCGAGCCACCGAGCGTTTGTTGCTCGCCTCCCAATCGGTGGTTTCACCGATCATCCAGCCTCGAGCTGTCACGTTTTTGCCGCCTTCCAGGTCGTCCTTTTTAGTCAAAACGACCATATCATCCCCGGGCGCGATGGATGAGAGAGCCATCTTAACGTACTTCGAAGACGGCATGCGTTCATCGCCATACCATGCCTGATGCAGTATCTGGAGCTGCTGGTTTGTAAAAAACGCCAAGTCCCCTACGTTGGCACGTGCCCATTCAAGAAGGTTATTGGCAAACTGTTGCGTATGAGATTGGCTCATTTTGATGACCTGAGCCTTCATGCGCGTATTGGGTGTGGACTTGAAAGGGTCAAACTCCGTGATATCTCTATCATAGTACCAGTTCAAAACATGCCCAAATCCGCCTGATCGAGCCCACGCCATGAGCTTCGTAACCAATGGATGCGTCTCCTGATTGGTCAGGGATTTGGGCTTATAGATGGCTTCACGGCGTGCGTTGTTGCCCATCGTAGTCACGTATGGCCGGTTGGTCGTGAACACAAAGTTCATATAGTTCTCAATCGAGTACTGATGGCCATACTTGTTGTTGATGGTGATTTCCTTGGACGTGATGAAGTTTTTGAGCTTAGCGGAGTGATCCTCGCGGTCGGATGAGGGTTCATTCACAACCACGTAGATCTTGTTCTTCAAGACTCCATTGAAGGACCCAAAGAGCTCATCCGGCCCTACGATAATGGCAGGCCCGCCGTCCTCCAAGCCCATCATCTCGGCTATGAATTCCGCCATGGCAGACTTGCCAATACCCTCGGTGGAGCTGACGAACTGCGGGGTTGTGTTATTCCGCCTATGCGGGTATTGGATGATGTTGGCCACCCAGTCGTGCCAATAGTCAGCAAACTCAGGCTCATCGCGGAAGAAATAGCTGCAGAAATCCAGGTATTGTTGTGGTGAGCCTGTGGATGGGGTATAGCTCCAAGAGTTGAGATAGTTATAACAACCATCCGGCGTTACACGCATACCTTGGTATTGCGGGAAGATACCTACGCGGTGGATGTCGCACCGCTTATGCCACTTCTTATACTCCTCGATGATCTGAACCTCTTTGGTAACCACTTTGGGAGGCGTGGCGCCTCGACCGGCTACCGTAGAGGTGGATACAAAGATATGTTGCGCCGAGTCCACCTTGGCCTTCTGGAAGCTCATGATATGGCCATCACCCAGGCGGATGACATCACCATTATAGAGTGCGTACTTCGTTGAGAATTCATGCAGTTTGATTTCCAACGTATCCACGCCGTTCATGACCACGGAGGTTGCCGTCAGAATCTCGGCCAAGCCTCCACCGCCTTGCAGATGGTCATCGATGGCCCACTTCTTACCCACACCAGAGGGTGAGAATTTACCTACACGGCATAGGTGGACCTCCGCGCCTAGGCCTCGTAGCGTAATGGCCAGCTTAGTCTCGGCCATAGCCACTTGGTCGTTCAGCTCCCCATCCTCTTTGGCCCCATCATAATCGAAGATGATGTAGACCTTGCGACTCTTGGATTCGAAGCTTGATTTCTTCTTCCACAGGATCTGCATGAGGTCTCGGTGTAGGTGCAGTCCCGACTTATCCGTCCATGAGGTAACCCCGGCCAAGCCGAGACACACGTAAGGCAATCCATCGGTGATGATCTTACGTGTGATGGCCCAGGCCTTGAACTCACCTTCCGTGATGATCAATGGTATGTCAACATCCATCAGAGCTTTGCGCCAACTCACACGGGGTGGGAAGTAGATATGGCTACCACTGGCACGAGCTTGTGAGTACTTCATCTTTCCTTTGGGAAGGAGAAGCCGTACGCGGTTAAAGCCGGTCTCCTTGCCATCCACGTCGTGGTAGGGGATGCGGATTGAGAGCTCCGAGGTATGACCTATTAAAGCTCGAGTCTCCTCTCTGGACAGTAATTCAAGTCCCAGGATCTTGGCATCGGACTCATCGAAGCCCCTATCATGTAGGAAGCTGGTGTATAATTCAGCTGGTGTGACGACACTTGCACCAAAGCCAGTTGGCGCAGTTTGTTGTTGCATGGTGGTCCTTTCAGAGTTTTGCGGATGCCTAGGTGCTTTCCCCAGCGCCTAGGCATTTTTGCTTTAGGGTCAATAACTTAGGTGGTTCAGAGTCAGGTGGTAGAGGCTCAGCGAGGGCCGCGCCTTTTCCACCATTACCATACAATACACCAGACGGGACGGGGTTGTACAACAATTTCCACGAAAAAATAATTTGCTAAGACCTGTTTACAGACCCTAGAAGTGGTGTACTATTCTCCTACACCAACTGACTTTTGAAAGGAATGCATCATGGATAACTCACTCACCTTCACCAAGATCGATCAGCTCGGCGCCATCCTGGCTCAGATCAAGGCCTTGCAAGCTGATGCCGAGGCGATCAAGGACGAGCTTAAGGACCAGCTCTCCATGCAGCCGGTTGATGAGGATGGCGTACAGCGCCTCGAGGTTGACGGCGTGCTCTACAAAGCGGTGTGCCACTCCACCAACGTATCCACCACGGATACCAAGAAGCTTTACGCTCACTACGGCATCACCGAGACGGTGCTGGCTCAGTTCAAAAAGAAGCCTACCGCACGGTACTCGGTAGAAATCACCGCAAATAAGTAACACGACCTGTTTACATCCCCTGGAAACAGGGGTACTATCATCCTACGCTAACTGACTTTTGAAAGGACACCAACATGACTAAGTTCACCAACATCTACTGCTCCCAGTGTGGCCAGTCTTTTGGCCTTGGCGCCTCCGGCTTCTCCGCCTGTAAGGATCATCAAGGCAAGGTAAATCCGGATGACTGGCGGGACACCTACGTGCGGCCTGGCTGCCCCACCGAGTGTGTTGAGTTCGAGTATGATGGTTTCAACCTCGAGGCACCGCTGGTTTGCTATATCGAGCATTCGATGGGTGTGCTTTCCAGCCGTGAAGATCCAGGTGAGCCAGCGTATATGATTTTCCACGCCGTCTACGCCGATGGCATCGACATCCTGCCGTTGCTTAGTGATGCGCAGGTCAGCAAAATCGAGGACGCCTTCGGTGAAAAGATTGATCGTGAGAATGCACAGATTGCCGATGACTACTACAACAGCCTGGGAGAGTAAGAATGACTGATTATGACGACATCACCGACGCCCGTTGCGAATCCTATTGGGACAACATCGAAATGCCTAAGGAACGTACCATGGAAAAGACCAAGATTGAAGCCTTCCTTTACACCACGGACAACAACACACGGATCTCCGTATCCGAGTGGGATGACGACAAGGCCTGGGTATCAATGTTAGGCAATAACGGCACGATGTGGGTGACCCTCAATCGTGACGAGGTCGAGCAGCTGGTCAGTGTTTTCCAGGCAATCTTTAAATCATGACACCCTGCCCCCCTTGCAATAAGAACTGCAATGAGGGGCGGACCTGCCCCCATCGCGTGGCTAAGCCCATGTGTCAAACCTGCATGCGAGCCGAGGCCGAGTACAAGGTTGCAAGCCTTTCCGTGAAGGGTCACCGATGGAAATGCCGTGCATGTTTTCTACGTCAACGTCCAAGTGGTATGAGTGGAGGTGGTAAGTGAGGAACATACGTATTGAGCAATACGATATAACCGCGGATGATAAGGTCTCGGTAGGCGGTATTAAGTGGCTGAAAAAGTGGGACGTGTGCATACAGTGCGATAGTATTGAAGAAGCACAGAAGTTACGTGATACGTTGCTGCAAAAGCCATGGGCCGGCCTGACCGAGGAGGAAGTTAAGGACTTCCAGGTCAATAAGTTCGTAGGCCCTAATCTAATTCGCGCCATCGAGCGGCGGCTTAAGGAGAAGAACGGTGGATAGGGATGACATCATCCGATTTGCGCAGGAGGCGGGGTTGCATTTGGCAACCGAGGTGAACTGGATGCCAATCATTGGGCTTGAATATGCAGAAAAATTTACCGTCCTTGTTCGTGCTGATGAACGGGAGGAGTGCGCCAAGGTAGTAGAAAACTATTGCGGAGCATGGGATGACCAAGGTTACGCGCTTGCCGCCGCTATCAGAACAAGGGAAGAGCAATGAATGAACGAATCAAAGAACTTGCTGAACAGGCTGGTGATGATTGGGACCACACGCTCAAAGAGGACCGAGAATTCCTTGAACGCTTTGCCGCCCTTGTTGCCGCGAATGAGCGGGATGTTTGCGCCAAAACATATAGCGAAGTGGATTTGGCTGATGCGTACAAGAAGGGCTGGGATGACGCAATGCTCCGCAACAGTTTGGGGGAAGCATGACCGACCGCGAACTTATGCAACAGGCGCTGGATGCTTTTGGAGGGCTTCTGGTGTTTAACCCGTCACCGGCTGAGTACAAGCAGGGTAGGGATGTTGTTGCCGCATTGCGCGAGAGGCTGGCGCAACCAGAGCAGGAGCCGGTGGCGTGGGCTCATCGAGGCGACTTGCAAAACTTTGACATGAGAGTGCGAACAAATGGCGACCCGCTGCACACGGTCCCTCTTTACACCTCCCATCGCCAATGG